ATGACTTGAATACGCCGTTCCTGGATATCCTCAAATGTAATTTCCGTATTTCTGTTTTGAAGCTTCCGCCGTACTTCCGGAGGGGCTTTCCTGATCAGATTTTCGAACATTGGAAAAGCCTCCTTTCTTGTTCAATTTATCCCAGATAATTCCACGCCAGCCGTTAGCCATACACTCGTCGATCAGGGAAATAACCGCTGTCTCCTGGTACAAAGAAAGTTTGCCTTTCACTTCGGCAATAAGCTTTTTTAAGCCGGTGGGCTTATAGCTTTCCCGGCGTTCCGCTTTGTATTTCAGCCATTCCCGCAATGTCTCCTGCATGGGCTCAGAAAAATCACAAAAAAGGTCAGTTTCTACTTCCTTTAATTTTTCTTTCTCTTCCTCTTCTTTTCCTTTCTTTTTAGGGGAAGACAGATCATCGACTTGTCGCCGATCTTTCGGTGATTCGTCGGAGATTGATTTTTCGTCTGTTGGCGGCGGGAGCTTTGACGGTTTGGGCCGGTCTATAGTCTGCGATTTTTTCCAGTTATCAAGCGCATAGTATTTTCTTCCGTCATGAGTGTACAGCGTCACGGACATGAACTGACCTATCTCCGATAGGGCTTTCTCTATGTCGATGACCCGCATTCCATCGTCATAAGGGAACAGTATGGACTTGATATATACCGGATTCGCTATTCCTCGGCCTTCGTCGTCTGCGTTTGAAAACAATCCAATAAACACCAGTTTTGCCAATATGGAGAGTTGAGCGAAACTTTCACTCTGCCATATTTCTGGGACTATCATTCGCCTTCGTGCCATTTATTCACCGCCTTGAATATCGGTTTGGGCTGATGCCCGTTTATGTATCCTGCGGTAATGCGCTCTTACCGGAATTAAATCTTCACCTTTTGACTTGGCTACGAAAAAACGAAGAGGTTCAACATTTAAAGCCTCTGTTGTGCGGCGGTTATCGCTCTCTTTAAGGAATCTCTCGATTTCGTCTGGATCATCGCTTCTCCAATAGCCCTTGGCACTGCTGGAGGATAAAATCCGTTCGCCGTTTCTCATTAGCCGCTTGATTTCCTCCCTTACCTTTCTATCGTCCCAGCCGGTAAGCTTGGACAAATCTTCCCGGCTTATGGCGTTTTCTTTTCCATAAGGGATTAGGTTTAACAGCTCCACATTATCACCGCCTTTCTGTTGGTTAGTTAAAAGGTAAGTCGTCATCTGAATTAATTTCTTCAAAGTCATCGTTTTTAGGGGCAGTTACAGGCTCATTGCTCTTATCCTTTTTGGACTCCGCGAAATGCACGCTTTCCGCAACTATCTCAAAAGCTTTCCGCTTATTGCCGTCTTTGTCCGTGTAGCTGCGTGTTTGAATGGAACCTTGCACCGCTGCCAATTGTCCCTTATGAAAATACTTGCAGACAAATTCAGCGGTTTGCCGCCATACCACTACGTCGATGAAATCCACCTGGCGGTCTGTGCCCGATTTTATATAAGACCGTTCTACCGCAAGGGTGAAGCTGGTAACTGCTGTGTCGTTAGGTGTGTACCTCAGTTCTGGATCTGAGGTTAACCGTCCCATTAAAATTGCTGTATTTAACATGTTAATCCTCCAAATAATTTCTTCCGAACTCCCGGATAAAATCCTCTGTGTCCCATTGATAGGCTTCCATCGCCTTCATTTGGGCGATCCGCTTTACGTGCAGGTCGGATTCCCGGTTTTTATGTACGCTGCCGTTTCCCTCCTGGTGGCACCGGTAATGGCAGAGGGAAACCCATAAGCCTAAACGCTTTGACTTGTCCCGAAATGGGCCGCCAAATGCCTCGTGGCGGTTGAGAGGGTCATAATATCCATTCGCATAGCAGATAAAGCAGCTTTCATCGGCTTCGTCCTGTATGATGCTTGGCGCGTAGCCGTTCCGGTCAAGCTTTGCTCCGTATTCGTTAACCATTACGCGATCCCCTTCTGATGGTCGTCCCATCTTGCTTTCATTAAAGCTAATTCATCGGGAGTAAGGGTTTCAATCCCCTGTTCCTTGCAGTCGAAAACCACCAAATCAATGAGATTTGACATTTGCCGGGAATCGTAGGTTGAAGAACCATAATAGGCCGCAAGCGTGGTATATCCGGGCGCGGCTTCCTCCAGTTCTTCACATAAAAAGCCAAGACCATGAGATTCCCAGGCCTGAATAAATCTTTCCTTTGCCTCGTTTTTGATTGGAATCGTCTCAAAATTGTCCCCGATTTCCTTGACGTACTGCCGATATATTTCATGGCTCGGAATGCCAAGAGCGGAAGCGAGTTTCCCGCACAGCGTCCAAAAATACGCGTTCGCGCTTAGTGACCGCTTTTTCCGCTTTTCTTTCAGGTCTGCGGTATAAAGCTTGTCTCTCATCGAGGAAACAAACCTTCTGGCGTTGAAGCTGGACTTCACGCGAAGGCAAAGCCACACGCCGCCGTCTTTCAGCTCTATACCGGCCCGGTCAAAATCAAGCTCCATTTTCAGCCTCCGGTACAGTCGGCCTTTTCTCTAATTTGTGTGCAATAAAGGTAAATTGTTCGATCGTGATGGAGTTTAAATCTTTCGGCGGGGTGTCGGGAAACTTTTGCGATAAGTATTCCAGCATGCCGGCTGCATTCCAGCCTGTTCTATGCAGTTCGCTGAGAAGCGTGGCTTTTTTAATATCGTCGATGTAATCCTTCGGCGCGGAAGATTCATTCCCTTTATTTTCAGACGGATTCGTTTCCGTACTACCTTCCGGCAAATCCTCTCCGGCGTAGATATACAAGCCGAGTCCATGACGCGCGAGGGCTTTTGTAAGGCTTCTTTGGATCGCCTTGTTTACATCAAAGGAAGTGACTTCTGCTAACGGCAAAGATTTATTTTTTAAATTCATTACCGGAAGATATTCAATATGTTCCAGGCCGTTAATGGTTACCCCGGTCTTTACCCAGCATGTTTTTCCGTCGGTGTGATAATTAAGGCCGTCCGCGTTTTCATAAATCGTATATGTGGTGTCAGGGAAAAGCTTTTTGACCTCTCCCCAAGCCCATGCCCATGAAAGATAGGTGAGATTCCCTTTCTTTTCGGTCTTATCATTGACATTTATAGAATTTAGCTTCTTGAAATAATTCTCCATAAAATCCTCCTAAATTCCTCCGGATCCTCAAATTCGCTTTTATCCGTTTCCGGTTCCTTGTTATCGGTATCGTACAGGTACTCAAATTCCGCACGGGAGAGGCCGTTATCATTGCTTCTGTTCATTTCTCAGCCTCTCCCATTCCCGGAACCAATAGTCGCCGGCTATCTTTTGGCTTTCAACTTCTTTTTCCAGTTCCAAACATCTTTTCATTAGACAGATTATTAACTCTTTATCGTCCATTTGACAAACCTCCTATCAAAATTCAGCGGCTAACTTTTCGCCGCGGCTGCGTTTATTGTAATGAGAAAGAATTTGAACCGCAAAACGCTTGTCTCCAGAAAGGGAGTTTCCAAATGCCTTTCCGTCCCGAACGATTACAATTGGATTTACACTGCTGAGAGCGTTCACAAGAGTTTTCCTTCTATATCTGCCCATATAGGTTTCACAGAATAAGGCAAGGCCTCCAAGAATTTCCGTCCGCATACTATCGGAAGATCCGCCCCAACTGTCTTTGATAATCCTCAATATTTCAATATAGTTAAACTGTCCCATTTTTTTATAAACTTGAAAAGCTTTTGCAACACAAACAATTTTGTTAGCGGCTTGCCCGTAAGTAAAATTAATATAAAAACCTGCTGCTTCTGTTGCTGTTAAAAGATTTTTGATTTCTATATCCCCGGCGGTATACAACGCTTTTAGTTTTGCGTTTGTTGCTACCTGACGGCTGATTCCATTTTGTTCAGAAAAAAGAATTGCTTCGTCTGCCTCGGATAAGCCACGGTAAATTTTGCACTCAACCATAAGATCTTTTCCGCCGTTTCTCATTTTTAATGCCGCTAGAGTGTGCTGCCCATCAAATACGTAATATTTCCCGTTCCTGTAAGACACCTTGATGGGATTCACTAAATCCGGATTGAATTTTGCTACAATTCGCTTGACGCGGTTTTGATCAAGTTCTCTTTGATAATCTTCATCGATAACAATAAAAGCGCTGTTGACTTGCTTATATTCGTAATTTCTGTTATAATACATTTAGCAAAACTCCTTTATTTTTTTGATAGCTGCTTCTGCTGCTGACAGAGCGGCTATTATTTTTTGCTTGTTTTCAACAACATCAAATTCAGGGTGGTCTAAAAAACAGGCTTCCACACTGCCTTGAAAGGAAACGGCGATCGCTGTAAGCTCTTCCACAAAATTTTCGATGGTGTATTCCGGCACATCTCCGCTAGTGATAGCATCAAAAACACGGTCGCCATGCTCTTTAAACAACTGGTTGATTTCTTTTGGCACTGGGATCTTATTTCCCTTAACGTCTTTAAATTCCCTGTTGATACTGCGGCACCTCCTGCAAATTTTTCTAGGGCCATCAAAATCCTTAATTGGAAGCTCTTTCCCGCATTTTGTACAGATACGGGAATTTTCCCCGGCATTGACAATTTCATTGAAAATGGCGTTTACGGTATTTCCTTTGCCCCCAGTACGCGCCCGTTCCTTTTGCTCGTCATTGCCTTCCACGATAATCTTTTCCGCCTTGCGGATTGTATCCCTGGACACTCCAGCCAGCTTGGAAAGTTCGTCATCGGTGTGAATTTGGACTTTATCAGATTTCTGTAAAAGTCCACTTTTATACTGGTTACCATGAAATTCAGCTTGCTTCTCTTTCGCCTTCGCCTGGATCACGTTTTTCATTTTCAAGGCCAATTCGGAACGTTGGAAGGGGAGAAGGTTTCTGCGCCCGAACTGTTTTTCAATAATGTACACAAGCGCCTCACCACGATCCGAAAAGTCCATTTCTCTGACTTCAAACGGAATGTTATTCGCCTTGCAAATTTTATACCGGTTATGTCCGTCAATGATGGTGTTGTTCCAAATCTCGATGGGTTCTTGGCAGCCATATTTTAAAATGCTTTTAGTCAGTCCGCTGAACTCTGTATCCTGCAATGGCGGGATCAATTTTTCAAACTCTTTGTCGATTTTCAATTTCACCTAGGTATCACCTCACTGTGCCCGCCATTAATTGGCGGCTTTTCTTTTGCCCATTCAAAGCCTTTTTAATGTCTTTCGCCTCAGTATATGGGCCGTAGTGATTAACACAATCTGAAAAACGGCAGTGAAAGCAGTCTTTGTCACAGATGGATTGT